AGGTCGTGCAGGGCGTAAGATCGGCTATTGACGATATGAGCGCGATTATCAACGAGGAGCTCCGCTAATGGCAATCAATGTTCCCATCGTTAGCGAGTTCAATAACCGTGGCTTGAAGAAAGCCATGTCCGAGTTCAAGCGCCTCGAAACGACCGGCCAGAAAACTGCATTCGCCCTCAAGAAGGCTTTCGTGCCGGCCACCGCCGCGCTCGGCGGTCTCGCCGTAGCCGGCGCCAAGATGGTCGCCGCTGGTGAACAGGCCGCCACCGCGAACGCCAGGATCGAGCAGATCGCAACCTCGATGGGTCTGTTCGGCAACGAGACCGAGGTCGTCACGAACCGCCTGGTCGATCTTGCGAACGAGCAGGCGCGGCTCACTGGTGTCAATCAGAACACCATCAAGGAATCCCAGGCGCTCCTCCTCACGTTCAAGGACATCGCGTCGAGCGCCGACGAGGTCGGAGGCGCGTTCGACCGTGCCACACAACTCACCCTCGACATGGCTCAAGCCGGCTTCGGATCTGTCACCGATAACGCGAAGCAGCTCGGCAAGGCGCTGAACGATCCGATCGCCGGTTTGACCGCTCTGCGGCGCTCCGGCATCCAGTTCACGCAACAGCAGCAGGATCAGATCCGCACCCTTGTCGAATCCGGCCAGGTACTTGAAGCCCAGAACCTGATCCTCGAGGAGATCGAGAACCAGGTCGGTGGCACGGCCGAAGCGACCGCGAACTCGACCGACAAGATGAAAGTCGCGTTCTCGCAGGCTTCCGAGTCGATCGGCATGGCGCTCCTGCCAGCCATCGAAGCGCTTCTTCCCATTGTCATCAGTTTCGCTGACTGGGCAAGCCAGAACACTGAGATCATCATCGCCCTCGCCGCCGCCATCGGCGGCCTGTCAGCCGCCATTGTCATCGCAAACTTCGCAATGAAAGCCTGGGCCGCCGCCCAAGCCATCGCCACCGCCGCCCAATGGGCGTTCAATGCCGCGCTCACCGCCAACCCGATCGGCCTCGTCGTCGTGGCCGTGGCCGCCCTGGTCGCCGGCCTCGTCATCCTCTACAAGAAGTTTGACAGCGTCCGCACCGTTATGAAGGCGCTCTTGGCGCCCATGAAAGCCGCCATCGACGGTCTCGGCTGGCTCGCCAAGAAACTTGGCATCGTGTCCGACAAGATCGACAAAGACTTCACGCCGAGCGTCGACGAAGCCAGAAAGCAGGCCGGCGATATGTACGCCTCCGTGCGTGAAGCCTCTGACGGCCTTGAAGAGCTCGACACTGTTTCAACCGAAGCGGCCAAAGCTCAAGATGATCTGGCCGAATCGGTCAACGCCGTTTACGAAGAAGTCAAGAAAGTCAACCCACAGTTTGAGCGGATGCTGGAACTGCTTGACCTTGAGGACGATGTTGAGCAACTGCGAACAGAGTTCGACAACTACCAAGAAACGCTTGCGAACACCGAGGCCAGCACTCGAGAAATCGAACAGGCTCAGCGAGATCTGACTCGCGAGATCCTTGAAACCCTCGCAGCTCATGGTCTGCTGAAACTGGCGTTTGAGGAACAGTTGATGATCAAGATCAACACAGACGATCTTGATGCCGCGTATGCGAGCGCGATGCGCGTTCTCAACGCTTTCCAACAGGTGAGAGCGATCAGCAGCGGCGCGGCCCCTGGATCAACCTATGTGCCACCGCAAGACGAGCTCGGCTTCCTCGACGCGCCGCCTGTCGCCTCCACCACGATCACACCGGTCGCCAGCATTACTCGAGCGCGGTCCGGCGCCGTGCAGAACGTCACTGTCAATGTGTCCACGCTCAACCCGACCGCCGAGGTCGGCGAAGCCGTCGTCGACGCCATCCGCAACTACAACCGCACCTCGGGAAGCGCCAGCATCGGCGTCCTACGGCGATGACCGCCACGATCGTTCAGAGCGGCGATTACACGCTCGAAATCGACACCGGCGCACCCGTACAAGCCTTCCGGCTCGACGACGCCGTACGTGGCGTTCTAGACGGCACTACGTTCGTTCTGGACGGCCTCACCGACTACGCCGACGTAACAGACGGCGCGAAGAACATCCGAATTCGACGAGGCCGACGCGACACCGCCGACCAGTTCTCAGCCGGCTCGATGACGTTCCGGCTTGATGACACGGCCGCCGGCGGCGTGTTCAACCCGTTCGCGTCCGATTCACCGTATTACGACCCCGATAACGACAAGCCTGGCTTGGCTCCGATGCGTCTGGTGCGGCTGTACCGCGAGGCTGAGCTGCTGTTCGTCGGCCGGATCACCGACTTCGACTACGACTTCGGATTGGACGGCGACGACTCGGTCAGTGTCACTGCGTCCGACGACTTCTATCTGCTCGCCCAAACTGTCACCGACGACCACACAACAAGCACGGAACTCACCGGCGCCCGCATCGAAGACATCCTTGATCTGACCGAGGTCAACTATCCGACCGGCGCCGCCCGTGACATCGCCACCGGCACCGTCGACGTCGGCGGCGGCGGCGACTACAACCTCGAGCTCGGCCAGATCGTTCTTGACTACCTGCAGCTCGTCAATGATGCGGAACGTGGCCGGCTGTTTATCGACCGTGAAGGCGTCCTAGTGTTCGAAAACAGGATCGGTAGCACGCTGTCCGCACCGGTCGCCGCGTTCCATGACGATGGCACAAACTACCCGTATCGGAATGTTGAGATCTCGTTTGGAGCCGACAAAGTCGTCAACCTGGTCTATGTGCAGACGCTGAATAACAAGTCCGGCACCGCTTCTAACGCGGCCAGCCAGAGCGAATATTTCATTCAGACTGTTGCGGTGACTGGCTCGCTGTTGAACACGACGGCTGACGCGCAGGATCTCGCCGACTACCTGTTGAACGCCGACCCAGAAGCGACGTTCACCGCAGTCGAGGTCGCGTTTGCGCAGCTCTCCGACGCGCAACGTGACGTCGTCTCCACGATCGACATTGGCGACACCATCACCATCGAGAAATCATTCTTGAACGGCGGCGTGGAAACCGAGCTCGCCCAGGAGCTCGCCGTCGAAGGCGTCGAACATTACATTGACTATGTCAACGGACATGTCGCCAGGTTCTACACAAGCCCCACCACAATCGTCTACCAGTTGATTCTCGACGACGCCACCTATGGTGTCATCGACAGCACGAATGTCCTAGGATAAGGAGCACCTATGGCTACGCCGACAACTTTGCCGAGCACTTTCGTCGCCGGCTCGGTTCTGACCGCCGCCGAAATGAACGCTTTGCGCGGCGGCTTCCGTATCTTGCAGGTCGAGTCAACAGCAAAAACCGACACATTCTCGACCACAAGCACGACGTTCACCGATCTGACAGGTCTGAGCGTGTCGATCACACCGACCAGCTCAAGCTCACAGATTCTCGTGTTGGCTGACGTCAAAACGTCCAACGCAACAAACGTCTCTGTGGAGCTCGCGATGGTGCGCGATTCCACGCAGATCTACCTCGGCGACGCGGCAGGCAACCGAGCGCGCGTCATGTCAGACATCATCGCCTACGGCTCCGTGCCATCAATCTCAATGGCGCAACACGTCGGAATCTTTCTCGACAGTCCGGCCACGACCAGCGCGACAACGTACAAGATCCAGATTCTGACAACGAGCGGAACGGCCTACGTCAACCGAAGCGGAAACGACTCTGATTTCAGTTATCGCGGCCGTGGCGCCTCAAGCATCACCGTTATGGAGGTCTCGGCGTGACCGATTACGCAGCTGTTCTCAGCGCTAACTATCCAGGCGCCCAATGGAACCTCAACGGCGACAACTATGACGGCCTCGATTGGATCGGCCCAGGTGAAAAACCAACGCAAGCCGAGCTCGACGCGGCATGGCCGACCGTGGATTATCAGAATCAGTACGCCGCTGTCGAGAACGCCCGCCGCGCCGCCTACGAGGCGCAAAGCGACCCGCTGTTCTTTGAGTGGCAACGCGGCGACGGAACCGAACAAGCCTGGCTCGACGCCGTCGCCGCCGTCAAAGCCGCCCACCCATACCCGCCGGCCCCATGATCGTCACCGACGAAGACGCTAAGACGCTCGGCCTCGCCGTCGTCATGTCCGCGATCGTCATCATCTGCCTATGGATCGGATTCGACCGATGAACATTGTGAACCCATCGAAAGCCCTGATCGCCCTCGTCGCTTTGATCTGCGTCACCGTCCTCCTCGCGACCAACAGCGTCGACCAGTCAGCCGGCACCGGCCTCATCGGCATGATCGCCGGCTACGCCGTCGGAAACGGCATCGCCGCCCGACGAGGCGAAGAAGTGACCCCGATCATCGGAAAGAAGCCGTGACGATCCGCTTTCATAGTTGGCAACGGGACACCCCTGGCGCGCCGTTCGACACCTGCTCCCCGAATCTCATCCAGATCCGCAAATACCTCGAGGAACGCTGGGGCCTTTGGAATCTTGGCTGTTACGGCCGCCGGCCGATCCGCGGCGGCACCGCCTGGAGCTCGCACGCTTTCGGCGCCGCCCAGGATCTCAGCTACCGGCGCGATGACGGCCATCCGACCGCACCGTCCCGTCAATGCGTCGAACAAGACGTCATCCCTTGGCTCATCGAACACCACGAAGTCCTCGGCATCCAGCGTGTCCACGACTACTGGGGACGCCGCTACTGGGAGGTAGGCCGCGGCTGGATCGGCCGGCCCCCTGGAGGAAAGAACGACCACCTGCACATCGAAGTCACACCCGACACCTGGACATGGGCGTCGCCAATCAACGAGCGCATCATCGCCGGCCCGCCACAGACCACTCAGCCGGCGAAGGTGCCCTCGTACCCTGGGCAGAACACGCGCCGTGGCTCCAAGGCGAAGGATCGCGTCAAGCTGATCCAGCGTGAGCTCAAGATGCTCAAGTACAACGTCGGCCCTGTCGACGGGATCTTCGGCCCCAAAACTGAGGCCGCTGTCAAAGCCTTTCAAACCGATCAAGGTCTCGTCGTGGACGGGATCGTCGGCCGTAACACCTGGAAGGCTTTGTTCAACTAGCACACACAGGAGGCAACTGTGGCAGACATGACCGACTTTGAGGAAGCACGCCCGAAGCCGAAAATGGTGACGATGGAGAAAATCCTCGAGGAGCTGGACGCCGATCGCGCCGAATCGCTCCGCACAGCTCTTACCGATCTGTCGTATTCGACACCGACCATCGTCAAAGTGCTCGAAAAGTGGGGATACAAACTGTCCTCATATCCCGTTGCTCAATGGCGCCGAAAGAATGTCTAACGCTTTCGACCATGAAGCAGAGCTGCAAGAGCTCCGCGACGCCCTGATCCGGCAACAGCGCGCTACACGGAAAGCGCACGCCAAGTCCGAAGCGATCGTCGAGGCCGTCTACCAGGCGGCGAAAGACGCCGCCGTCACACTCGGCAAGGCTTCCAGCGTTCCCCCAGCTAAGAAAGACACGCGGAAGAAAAACGCCGAAGTCGCGCTGATCCACGCGACCGACTGGCAGCTCGGCAAACAAACCGCCGACTACGACATCGACACCTGCCGGCTACGCATCTCAAGGTTCGCTGACAAGATCGCGACAATGACCGAGATCCAGCGCGCGGATCATCCTGTGAGAGACGCTCATGTCATGTTCGGCGGCGACATGGTCGAAGGCCTTGGCATCTTCCCAGGACAGCCCTACGAGGTCGAGGCCCACCTGTTCGAGCAGCTGTTCGCAACCGCTGGCCTCATGGAAGACTTCACCCGCCGGATGCTCGCCATCTTCGAGCATGTCACCGTGACCTGCGAATACGGGAACCACGGCCGGCTCGGCCGCAAAGGCGACATGCCAGGCGCCGACAACATTGACCGCGTCGCCTACAAAATCGCCGGCGACCGCCTCGACGACGAACGTATCTCTTGGAATACGTCGAGCGCCTGGTATCAGACCGTGAAGATCGGCAACTACGGCGCGCTCCTGGTGCACGGCGACGAGATCAAATCATTCGGTGGCAATACGCCAGCGTTCGGCATCCTCCGCAAATGCAACCAATGGTCGACCGGTGTCATCCCTGAACCGTTCTCCGATGTGTACATGGGACACTTCCATACGCCGATGACATTGACCATGGCGAACGGCGGCCAGATCTACGTCACCGGCTCGCCAGAATCAGAGAATGTGTACGCAAAAGAGTTCATGGCCGCCACCGGCCACCCCAGCCAACGCCTGCATTACGTCGACCCTGACGCCGGCCGCGTCACAGCGTCATATCTCGTATGGCTTGACTAACCAGCGGAAAATCCGCATACTGTGCCTATCCGACCCCGACCGGACAAGGAGGCAAACGTGAAGACTTTGCTGTGGATCGCTGTGATGGCGATCATTCCGCTGAACTGCGACCCGTTGGAAATGCCGACCGAGGCAGCCGAATACCAACGGAACATTGATACCGCGCATTGCGAGCAATGGTTCGGTCATGCGATCGCTATGGGCTGGGAAGTCGAAGACCTCCCCGTCCTCGACAAGGTGATGTGGAACGAGTCGCGTTGTGACCCGACACAGAAGTCGGACACAGGCGACCACGGCCTCACCCAAATCAACTGGCGCACCTGGGCGCCGTTGGTCATGGAGCTCGGCTACGAAAAAGCCGACCTTTACCATCCGGCGGTCAATCTGCTGATCGCCCGACAGATCTACGAGGATGCCGACCGCCGTGGTTGGTGCCCGTGGAAGCCGTGGTACATGAGCGGCGATTACACATGCACAGGAGGCAACGCATGAACATACACCAAGCCCACGACCTTGCGATAAGCGAGTATCGAGACAAAATAACGCTGCAAGAAAAACTCATTGCAAACGTTGCTCGGTCTCTCAATGTTGAGCCGAAAGATCTTTTGGGCGCGTTGATGAGCAACTACGTAGATCTGGCGATTGGGCAAGTGACACAGCTCGTCTACAGCCATCATTATTGGCAGGACAAATACCCAGACCCTGACGACTATTGGGTGGTGAACAGATGGCGATGAATCTTGACGGCTACGTCACCGTGAACGAACGTCTGAAACTGGCGCTCCAGAAATATCCCGAACTGCGCGTCGAGGAACTACCCTTTCAGATCGTCGAAATCGGCGACCAGACCTCCCTGCACTGCACGGTGCGGGTCTACACAACGCCGGACGACGCACGGCCCGTCCTGGGATCGGTCTTAGAGCCGGTCCCAGGGCGAACCCCGTACACACGCCACAGCGAGCTCATGGTCGGAATGACCTCCGCGCTGGGCCGCGCCCTCGGTTATCTCGGATTCGGTATTGACAAGGGCATCGCCTCGAACGACGAGGTCGCTGCTCGAGTAGGCACCGACCGCGAGTTCAACGACGCCATGCCGGCCGTCAAGGCCACGAAAGTCGGTTCCCGAGCGAAAACAGGGGCCCAGAAGGCCGCACAAGCCGCGTTAGCGCGTGCTGGGGGTGCTGATACCGGAGAACTAGGAGAGAGCCTTCTAGAGGCCTTCCCAGGCGCATCCGTGAAAAAGCGGGCTGAACCGACCGAAAAGATGCTGAACTTCTACAAACGGCTGTGTCGTGAACGCTCCGTCGAATACGACGAGGAAGCACTCGTCGACTTCGACGCCTGCAAAGCCGCCATCGACCGACTGAAGGAGATGCCCCGTGACTGACATCGACGAACTGATCGCTGAGCTGGAGCGCGTCCACAAGTTCAAGACCTACGGCGGCAAGGGCTACACGCTCCAGGGAAAAGCCGCCGCCCACATCCGAGCTCTGCTCATGGAAATCGACGGCCTCAAAGTCAAAGTCGGAGAGCTGCTTCTCATCAAACACGAGCTGAACGAACGTTTGCTCGAGGCCCGCGCCGAACTAGCGCTTCAGGATTTGCGCCGTGAGAGAAGCTGATTTCCAACAGAGCGTGATCGACGCCGCCTACCTGTACGGCTGGCTCGTGTTCCATCCACGCCCAGCACAAACAGGAGGCCGCTGGTCAACCCCATACACCGGCCACGCCGGCTTCCCCGACCTGGTACTCACACACAAGAACCGAGGCACCATCTTCGCCGAGCTCAAAAACGAGCGCGGCCGCACCACACCAGCACAACGCCAATGGCTCAACGTCCTCGAGGACGCCGGCTCAGAGGTCTACCTGTGGCGCCCACAAGACTGGAAGGACATCGTGGCTCGACTGGAGGGCCTGTAATGGAACGAGCAATGGACAACGACGAAATCTTGAACGAAGTCAGCCGGCTCATCGGCTTCTACCCGCGCCTCGGCGAGGAGATTCTGGTCTGCGCAATCACCCTGCACTTCACAGCCGCACCAGCAAGCGACAAATGGCTCGTACTCGAGCAAGAAATCCGGCGCCGGCTGTCACAAACCTACCTGGAGCACCGATGATTGTCAGAAGCGCACGCCCCGAGCGATACACCGTCCTCGACAACGAGATCCTCAGAAACCACGCCCTGAGCTTCAAGGCCAGAGGCATCCTCGGCTACCTGCTATCCCAGCCTGACAACTGGTCGATCAGCTCCAGCCGACTCGCCAAAGTCGGCCCCGATGGCCGTGACGCTGTCAGAACCGGCCTCCAAGAGCTCGAACAGCTCGGCTACCTGGTACGGGAACGCCGGCAAGATCCGATGACGGGACGCTGGTCGACCTGCACCGTGGTCTACGACCAGCCTGTGGATGAACCTGTGAGAAGCCGGTGGATAACTACCGTTACCGAAGACGGATTATCCGACGCCGGAAAACCCGTCCCTATTAGAACTACTACTCTAAGAAATACTCCTGAAAAAACCGGAGACATAGTTACATCCCAGAAGCCCAAGCTGTGCACAAGCTGCAAGGGCGTCGGCTGGACAGCCTGGGGAAACGAAGTCGAACGATGCGCCTGCAACCCTCGAGTCGAGGAACTATGAGCAACGCCGGCCAGAACATCTACCGCACGAAACGATGGAAAGAGCTGCGCGCCAGCGTCTTAGCCGAGGAACCCATCTGTCACTGGTGCAAACGAGCGCCGGCCACAGAAGCAGACCATCTAGTAGAACTAGCTCGAGGAGGAGAACCCTATGAACGATCCAACCTGGTCGGCAGCTGTAAGCCATGCAATAGTCGACGCGGCTCGGCGTTCCAAGCAAAACGAAACGAAGCCCGAGCGGTTTCTTTTGAGCCAAAGCGCCTCACCCCGCCTCCCCACCTTCCTGTCTCTCGGAAGAATGAAACAGATCTGGCTGAGAGCGGCGCTACGCCGCTCGATGAGCAGGCATCCGGCCCAAGGCCGCCGAGACTGATCACAGCGTCTTGGGGTGACAAGAGCTTCGGCCCTCAAGTGGCCGCCTGGGCTAAGGCGAACATGCAGATCGAGATGTTCCCCTGGCAGATCGAAGCGATCAACGGGATGCTCGAGGTCGACGACAAGAATCGTTTACGTCACCGCTTCGCCCTCGTGTCTGTCGGCCGGCAGAACGGCAAAACGAAAGGCTTGTTGGCTCCGCTCATCGGCTGGTGGCTCACCTATTACGCCGCTCAGAAGGGCGAGCCGCAGAACGTCATGTCGACGGCCCACAAGCTCGATGTCGCCGAGGATGTCGCCAACGAACTGTTCCCGATCCTCGAGGAACAGTTCGGCTTTGAGACATACCGCAGCTTCGGCCGCAAGGAAGCGTTCCACGCCGGCGGCTCCAGATGGCGCGTCGTGAGCTCCGGCGAATCAGCCGGCCACGGAACATCGAACGATCTGGTCGTGGTCGACGAGATCTGGAACGTGAAACCGGAGGTCATCGAAGGCGGTCTGCTCCCGACGCAAACGGCACGGCCAGCACCGTTCGCGTTCTTCACCTCCACGGCCGGCTCCGAGGAATCGAAGTTCTTCATCCGCTGGCGTGAGCGCGGCATGCAACAGATCGAGACCGGCCAGCCTGGCCGGCTCTACATGGCTGAATGGTCACCACCGCCGAACGTCGACCCGACCGAGCGCCGCTGGTGGGCCTGGGCGAACCCTGCGCTCGGCTACACGATCACCGAACAAGAGCTCGAAGACAAACTCGAAGCGCTGGAGCGCGGCGAGTTCGTCCGGCACCACTGCAACCTGTGGACATCGTCGATCGGCGCCTGGCTTCCTCACGGCGCCTGGGAAGGCCTCGAGGTCGACGACCCGATGCCAGCCGGCGGCATCCTCGCCGTCGATAGCAACGCGACCGACATGCGTTACGTCGGCGTCCGTGTCGCCCAACGGGAGGACGGCCGATACCAGGCTGACACCGCGTTCGCCGTCGAATCCCAAGACGAGATGTGGGAACAGATTCACGCTGTCATGGCCGACAAGTCTGTGCAGCTCGCGCTCACCCCTGGCCTCGCCGCGATCTGCCCGCTGGATCTCAGCCGGCGAATGACGATCTGGGGATATCAGGAGATCAACCGGTACACGGCGATCGTCAAAGGCATGATCCTCGAGGGCCGTATGGCGCACAACGGCGGTATGACACTCACCGAACAAGTCAACCGTGCGGTCGCCGGCCGAACCGGCACCTCGATCACGTTGACATCGCAGAAGTCGCCAGGCCCGATCGAACAATGCCGATGCATGGTCGCCGCCGCCGGCATGGCCGCCAAACCAGCGTCCAATGTTCGGAAACCAATGATCGGAATGTCCCGCTAGTTATCCACAGGGGCGTGCTAGTATCCACGCCGTGGGTCTATTCCGCGCCAAGCCGGCGCCTGCGTTCGGTGCCTCCTCCGTCAACGCCGCTGCTGGTGGCGCTGGTCGGCCCGGCACGCTGCAGTCCTACGTCGTCGGGGCTGGGACTCAGCG